TCTTAATTAGTGATACAAAGGGAACACATATAATAGTATCTTTACCATCTTCTAAAGCTATAGATGTTCCGCCACATCCTACTTTACCTTTATCTATTAAATATCCTACTGGTAAACCATCCTCTTTGAATAGTGAATATTCACCTAAATACTTGTACTCTTTAGTAAGAATAATGTTTGTCATCGTTGTAAATTGTTAGTTAGTTAGTTTAAAATCTGGAGTTTAGAAGCATCTGGAGTTTGAATTATGGGTGTGACCATTTTTTGAGTTTCTTTCTATAGAAGATTGAGGTTTCGTGCTCAAATATTGGTCATCTTAGGATAAAATAATAAGCGTATCACTACGCTTATTATCGTACATTTAAGAAGAATAATTATGAAATTATGAGTGAAAAGATTAATTGTTTCATACAAAGTGGAGTATAAGGTAATCGAAACCTTGTTTTTAGCTTGCAAAGCTAATGTAATAGCCACTATACTAATACCCCGAAAACTGGCTATACAGCCAGTTAAATGGAAAAAACATCAATTATGGCAAAATTTGAAATTTCCCTAGAAGTCTTAACTTCATATACAACTATACTTATCATTATCGGTAAGTCAAAAATATTTTTTAGAAATCTTCAAACATTGTATTGATAAGTATCTGACTAGCGTATTTAGTCCAGAATGGTTAGCGCAGGATGAAGTAATGTAAAATATAGCTTCTTTTCGCCTCTATCTATAAGTCCTGCACTCATTGCGGAATAGACTGTATTATGCTGTACTCCTATTTCGTGAACTATTCTATTCAGAGATAAATCTACTATATTAGTAGCTATTCTAGTCCAGCATTTGAATCGGACAAGAAAGCCGATAACATTTCTATCTACATTTACATCTAATAGGCTGCTATCTACTATTATGTATTGTTTTGTCGGCTCTATGTAGCTATAGTTATTAGCTATGCCAGTCCTATCTATAATCAGATTGGCTACTTTTTCAAACTTCTTTAGATGGTTAAAGATGGTAGTTTCACTAACACCTGTTATTCTTACTATATCTTTAATAGTACTATCTGGATTCTTACTAATGGCTATTAGGGTGCAGAAGTAAGTAAATGCTTCATTATTGGTTAATGCTTGTAATACTGGTATGCTTAATTTAATGTTCATAGTGATGCTCTTTAGCGTGGCACTCTTTACAAATAGACATAAGGTTATTAAAGTCAAATGCTTTAGATAGTCTTTTAGTGCCAGTATAATTCATAAAAGAATCTATGTGGTGAATATCTTCTGCTGGTTTAATGATTCCTTTGGCTAAACAGGGTTCACATAATGGCTGCTGTATTAGTTTAGCTAGTCTTAATTCCTTCCATTTGGTAGATTGGTATATCTTCTGTCTTTCTTCCCTGTTAAATGTTCTGGAAGATTGCTTATTCGGTTTCTTTAGGTATGGCATATAGTTCTGATGGTATTATGTATTCACCTTCTTCATTCTGTACTTCTAATGGTGCTAATTTACTATTCATTGTATAGCTGGACTTCTTAGCATAGCATCTTATAGTATTGAATTGCACTCTTAGTAGTTCTAATACAGATTCTTCTGTTACATCTTCCAGCCCTACTTCCATACATTTTATTACTGCTTTCTGTAGGAAATCTTCTACAGTCTAGGACATATAGATAGTATCTTTACAGTATGTGGTGTATTGCTTTACTAATTCGGGATAATGTTTGGCTATTATATCAGCTATTTTAGAAGCATTTCTATGAAGTGGCTTATCTATTACTGTATTGTAGTTATACTGGTCATATTGTGGTTTCCAGTTAATTATCTTATCTGCTATATCTTTGGTTATATGTAGTAGTTCTACTGCTTTATCCAGTCCGTAATCATAGATATATTGCTACAGCACTGATTTAGATGGTCTTTTCATTTTTAAATTTAATGTACTGGTTAATGGTTTCTCTGTTATGGTTGAAGAAGTCTTTTAGAATGGCTTCTACCAGTGGTGCTTTATCTATGCTTGTTTGTGTATATTTATCTATAAGGTCTATATTCCTATCAAAGAAATCAGTTAGTATCAATCTTAGTAGTTTAGACCTGTCTTTACCTAATAGATTCTGTAGTTCTGTCAGTAGCAGGTCGGTATTCAAGTCTATTTTAACTTTAATTTCAATGGGGTAATTACTTCTTCTTTCCATTCTTCTTTTTTTAAGTTATATGTAATTATACTATTAAAAATCGGCACGTCAAAATTAATTATACATATTCCTATAAAACTGTATTATATTAGTTACAATATGCTTAGAGCCATATTTCAGATTAATAATATAGAAAATATTAATAGACTAAAATATGATTAATTACGCGATTCCAAAGGACATTGAAAAGGATGCTAAGGTTTATATGGAGAATGTACTAAAATAGCTGGATAATACTGGTATGTTGGAGAATGTGGATAGTGCAGCTTTAACAATGCTGGCTAGAAACTATAGTATGTTCATTAAGGCATCTAAACAACTAGAAGATGAAGGTTTGACTGTTACCAGTGATAGAGGTAACATAGCACCACACCCAGCTATTAAGATTGCTAAAGATGCTCAAACACAAGCTATGAAAGTTATGCTGGAATTCGGACTAACAGCAAAAGCTAGAACTAAATTGCCTAAAATAGAACAGGACGGATATAACCCGTTTGAGCAGTTTATAAAGGAAGGAAAGGAAACTAGATAATGAATACCAAACTTTACTATGAATACTGTAGTAAGGTTCTTAATGGTGAAATAATAGCTGGTGAAACTATTAAGCTGGCTTGTAAGAGATTCCAGAATGACCTTAAAAGGGATGATTTGGAATTTAGAGAGGATAAGGTAGATAGAGCCATTCTATTTATCAGCACATTGAAGCATTATACAGGTAAACATTCTGGTAAACCATTTACCTTAGAAGGGTGGCAGCAGTTTATAATAGCTAATATAGTTGGATTCTACTGGAAGGGAACTACTACCAGAAGATATACTAGCAGCTATATAGAAGTAAGTAGAAAGCAGGGTAAGACAGCTTTAGCTGCTGCATTATGCTTGTATTATCTAATTGCTGATGGTGAAGATGGTGCAGAAGTATTACTGGCTGCTAATAGTAAAGAGCAGGCTAAGATAGCCTTTGATATGTGTAGCAAGTTTAGTAAGGGACTGGATTCTAAAGGTAAGTATCTTACAGCCTATAGGGCTGATATTCTGTTTAACCTTACTAATTCCAAGTTGAAAGTATTGGCTGCTGATGATAGTAAGCTGGATGGATTTAATGCCAGCTTTGGTTTATTGGATGAATATCACGCTGCTAAGAATAGTAAAGTACGTGATGTTATTAAGTCCAGTATGGGGATGAGGATGAATCCACATCTTTGTACTATTACTACTGCCGGCTTCGATAAGACTTTACCCTGTTACCAATTAAGAACCGTAGCTATAGAGGTGCTGAACGGCTTAAAGATAGATGATGAAATGTTTATAGCTATCTATTCTTTAGATACAGAAGATGATTGGAGAGAAGAAAAGAACTGGATTAAATGTGCGCCTAATCTGGATATTACTGTTACTTCCAAATACATTAAGGGACAGGTACAGCAGGCAATAAATAACCCTGCTGATGAAGTCGGAGTTAAGACTAAGACTTTGAATTTATGGTGTGACAGTTCTAATGTATGGTTGCCAGAAGATTATATAGTTAAGGCTAGTAAGCCAGTAGACTTGGATTCCTTTAATGGTCTGGATTGCTATGTAGGTGTGGATTTAGCTGCTACTTCCGACTTAACAGCAGTATCTTATTTAGTGGTGAAGGATGGTACTTACTACTTTAAGACACATTACTATCTTCCAGAATCGGCATTAAAGGATAAGACAGATAAGGAACTATATAAGTATTGGAAACAGCAGGGTTATCTTACTGTTACTAGTGGCAATGTTACTGACTATGATTATATAACTAATGATATGCTTAAATATGCTGATGTAGTTAATATCCAGTCTGTAGGATATGACAAGTATAATGCTACACAATGGGCTATAAATTCTACAGAGCAGGGACTACCATTAGAAGAATATCCACAAACACTAGGTAACTTTAATATGCCTACTAGAGAACTGGAGAGGCTAATACTATCTGGTAAGGCAGTTATTGATAACAATGAAATAAATAGGTACTGCTTTAGAAATGTTACTTTGAAGTCTGATTATAATGGTAATGTTAAACCGAATAAGGCAGTAGATAAAAAGAAGATAGATGGAACTATAGCAATGATACAGGCATTAGGTATGTATTTGCGGAATCCTAGATTTAGCAATGAAATAATCACAATATAATGGGACTTTTTACTAATTGGTTAAAAAAGAAAGAACCAGAACAGGAAACCAGAGGGTTATTCTGTGATTCGTTAATGTATAATATGAATGGCGGCTATACCACTAATAAGGCTATGCTATTATCTACAGTATATAGATGTGTAGATGTTATTAGTGATGCGGTAGCACAGCTCCCATTAGAACCATATTACATTAATGATTCTGGTTATAAAGAAAAGTTTATTAAGCATCCTACCTACTACTTACTGAACAAAGAGCCGAACAATAAGATGAGCAGGTTTACTTTCATAAAGACTTTGATAGTAAGTACACTGCTTAAAGGTAATGGATATGCTTATATAGAAAGAGATGCTAAAGGAGATGCAGTAGCACTTCATTATTTACAGCCAGATTATGTTACTATTACTGAACAGAAGGACGGAATTAGATATAGTGTTGTAGGTATTAAAGGACTTGTAGAGCCTTGCAATATGATTCATATACTGAACTTTAGTTATGATGGTATTACTGGAATCAGTACTTTACAACACGCCAGACAGACTTTGGGACTGGCTACAGATTCCGAATCACACGCACAAGGATTCTTTAAAGGTGGTGCTAATCTAGCTGGTATTCTTAAAGTACAATCTACTTTAACTGGTAAGCAGAAGGTAGATTTAAAAACTAGTTGGCAGACTGCTTTTAGTCCTACTACTGGTACACCTAATGGAGTGGCTGTATTAGAAGGTAATATGGACTTTCAGCCTATTACAGTGAATCCTGCTGATGCACAACTATTAGAAACCAGACAGTTTAATGTAATTGATATTTGTAGGTTCTTCGGAGTATCACCAGTTAAAGCATTTGACTTATCCAAGAGCAGTTATAGTACTGTTGAGGCTACCCAGCTAGCTTTCCTTACTGATACATTATCACCATTACTAGAGAAGATAGAATTAGAGTTTGAAAGGAAGCTATATAAGCCTTCTGAAAGAAGTAGAATAGATGTAAGATTTGATACTTCTGTATTACTAAGAGCAGACAAACAATCTTTAGCAAACTACTACAATACACTGTTTAATATCGGTGTGGTTAGTGCCAATGAGATTAGAAAGCAGTTGGATTTACCTGCTGTAGATGGTGGAGATTCCCATTTCGTACAAGTGAATCTGATGGAGATTAAAAATGCTGCTAATAACATTCCATCTAATAACAATATAATCAATGATACAGACAATTTACAAGGGAACTGACTTAGTGTTCAATATTAAGTTGGAAGATAAAGACGGCATTCCCTTTAGAGTAAGAAACACTTCTGAATTTATACTTAGACTTTACACCACAAACCCAGCAGAGTTTATAGAATGTAGTTTTAAAGGTGGTGATTTGACTGGTATAGTGGAAGAAGATAGAATAGATAAGGTAGTTATAAATTCATCTGACCTAGATAAGCTACAATCTGGACTAATCTATTACAGCTACAGCTTTAAAAGTCCTAATGCTATGTTTAATGATGCTTATTATGATGAGGTAGTAAAGGGACAGACTAATTATTATTTGAAGTAATGGAATTATAGAGAGCAACTAAAGAAGGGGTATTAGAACTGGATAGAATCAGTGCCAAGATTGGTAGTACAGTTAATGCTGTATGGGGTACTATTGAAGGTGATATTACTAAGCAGACCGATTTACAGGATGAACTAAAAAAGGTAAAGGATAGTATTCCTACTAAAGTTCCTGCTGATGGTGGTAATGCCGATACTGTAAACGGACATACAGTAGAATGTGATGTACCTGCTAATGCTAAGTTTACTGATACGGTGTATGACGATGCTACAATTAAAGCTGACATTGCTAAGAAAGCCGATAAGGTAGATACATACACAAAACCAGAGGTTGATAATTTGATTGAGGATGTTGAGGCAGACTTAACTAATTATTATAACAAGAGTGAAGTTGACGCCAAGTTAACTACTAAAGTTGACAATGAAGTACTGATACTATAATGTAATGAGAGAACTAAGAAATTGTAATGAAATTGTAAAGATGGATTCCAGAACTGTGGAAGGCTATGCTTTAGTGTTCGGTAAACAGTCTAGGGATTTAGGCGGCTTTACTGAAGTAATAGAGCCTACAGCCTTAGAGGGTATTCTGGCATAGTCTGATATACTATGCTTACTCAATCACAATGAGGATAGAGGTGTATTAGCTAGGTCTAAATACGGTACTGGAAGCCTAGAATTAACTATAGATGATACTGGACTTAAATACAGGTTTGAAGCACCTAATACAACTTTAGGTGATGAACTGTTAGAAGGTCTTAGAAGGGGTGATATTAATACTTCTTCATTTGCCTTTACTATTGGCAAAGATACTTGGACTAAGAAGGAAGATGGTAGTTATTTAAGAACTATCAATAGCTTCAAAGAATTATTCGATGTATCACCTGTATATAGACCTGCTTATGACGATACTAGTGTAAAGATTGATACACGAAGTTTTGAACAATTCAAGGAGCAGGAGAAGAAAGAACTAGATGCTTATTATAAAGAGTTAAGAAACAGACTAAGCTAATGAACACACTGGAACTATTGGATAAAAAGGAACTGCTTAAACAGAGAGCAGAAGAACTAATATCTGGTGCTGAAAAAGAGGTGCGAAAACTTAATGCAGGTGAGCAGGTAGAATTTGATACCATTACTAAAGAAGTAGCAGATATAGATATTCAGATTAGAAAGATTGAAGAAGATAACCTTAAACAACAAAACAAAACTAATACTATGAAGGAAAAGTTTTCACTTTTAAAAGCTATCAATGATGTAGCCAATAACAGACAATTAGACGAGAGAGCACAAGAAGTAGTAACTGCTGGTATCTCTGAAATGAGAAAGGCAGGTCAATCTTATAGCGGACAGATTGTACTTCCTATTGAGGAAAGAGCAGACATACAAGCTACTGTAGCTACAGCAGGACAGGAGAATGTAGCAGAAGATAAGTTAGGAATCCTAGAGCCATTAAGAGCTAGTCTGGTATTGGCACAAGCAGGTGCTTCTTATATGACTGGTTTAGTAGGTAATGTTTCTATTCCTGTTTATTCTGGTTCAAATGTAGGTTGGGATGGTGAAGTTGATGCCGCTTCTAATGGTGGTGGTACATTCTCAGAAGTAAACCTAGAGCCTAAAAGACTTACTGCATATATCGACGTATCTAAGCAATTCTTAATTCAAGATTCTAATTCTGCTGAGGAAATGCTAAAGAGAGATATTGTTACAGCTATTGCCAACAAACTTGAAGCTACTATTTTGGGTAGTGAATAGGGTGATGCTAAAAAACCTGCTGGTATACTTAATGATGTAGTAGCAGATAGTGGTGCTATCACTTACAAGGATATTGTTGAGATGGAAGCTGATTTGGAAGCTAAGAATGTAAGAGGTGATATTAAGTTTATTGTTTCACCTTCTGCTAAGGCTGATTTAAAGACTACTGACAAGGGTACTGATACTGGTAAGTATCTGATGGAAGGTAATGAGGTAAACGGCTATCCAGTTATTTCTACTTCTGCTGTAGCTGGTAAGGGTGTAATCTTCGGTAATTTCGCTGATTTGGTTATCGGTCAATGGGGCGGAATTGATTTGACTGTAGACCCATATACACAGGCTGCCAAGGGTAAAGTAAGACTTGTTATCAATGCTTACTTTGATGCTAAACCACGCAGAACAGAAGCCTTTGTAAAGAAGGTTCTTAAAGCCTAATATAGTCTATTAATAAGTAGTAAGCTATGTATATAACTTTAGAGCAAGCAAAGAAACACCTGCTGGTAGATGAGGAATTTAGGGCAGATGATGTGTACATTCTGGACTTAATAGCTGTAGCAGAGGATTCAGTATCTAAACATTTAGACATAGCTTTAGATGAATTAGAAACAGGTGGTAATTTACCACCTGCTATAATTCACGCTATGTTACTAATGATAGGTAATCTTTATGCCAATAGAGAGCCAGTAGCATTTGGTACAGTAGTCAAACTTCCTTATAATTATGAATACCTTATAGGACTTTATAAACACTATGAAATAAAATGAGGGCAGGACTATTAAATTATCCAATTACCATACAAGAACATATAACGCTTAAAGATGTATATGGGGCTAATGGTATAGACTGGAAGGATGCTATAAGTACTAGAGCACAGGTTACTTATAATTCTGGAAACAGACAGAACCAGAATAATGAGATAGTCCACTGCTAGACAGTAACCTTTACCATAAGGTTATATCACAAGGTTAATGAGCAGATGAGAATTATTTGGAATGGCAATAAGTACAGGATTCTTAGTATTAACAGAGAATTAGATAAGCAATCAATAACTATAGTAACTGAATTGATAAATGAATAATATAGAAGTGGATGCCAGACAGGTTACTTCTATGTTTGCGGATTTGACTAGTAGACGGCAAAGGCAGGCTTATAGAAATGCTTTAAGAAAGGGTGCTAGTATTCTAGCAGGTGAAACTAAAAGGCAGCTAAGGCAGACTTTAGGTAGAGCAGCTTCCAGTAGAAACTGGTGGAATGGTAAGACCTTAATAAGTGGAATTAAATCTAATGCTGATAGAAACGGAGAAGAAGCTAAGGTACATATTATGGGGGACTTTAGATTAAAGTTCTTTGAAATGGGTACTAGAGTTAGAAGAACCACTGGTAGTAATACTGCATCCGTTAGAGGTAGAAGCCCTGTTAGGAGGCAGAGAGTATCAGCCAATAGAGGTAGTATTAATGCAGTACATTTCTTTAGAACAGCCAAGACAAACAAGGAAAGGGAAATCTTTGATAATATGGATAACCTTATAAGCCAGTCAATTCAGAGAATAGCAAATAGAACCAGACGATGAGTTTACAGGTTGGTAAAGCTATCTATAATATCCTTAGTAATGATACTAAGGTTACTGATAGCGTAGGACATAAAATATATCCCCTAATTGCTGATACAGGTACTACATTCCCATTCATTATTTATAGAAGAACAAGTATAGAACCATCTGATAGTAAGGATAGGTTTATATATAGTGAAGATACTTATGTGGAAGTGATAATAGCTTCTGATAAGTATAATGAATCTATAGAAATAGCTGATGTGGTCAAAGATGCCTTACAAGGTAAGAAGGGTAACTATTCTGGTATTGATATATATGATATTAGAATGACAAACGCAGATGAAGATTATATAGAAGATACATTCATTCAAAACCTTACATTCAATATAAAGACAAATGGCAGGACAAGTAATTAACGGTGGTGATTTGATGCTGTTTATAGATGGTAAATCTATAGCATTTGCAACCAGCCACAAACTAAGTATAAACGTAGAAACAGTAGAAACCACTTCTAAGGATAGCGGTGGTAAATGGGTAACTAAGGCTGCTAGAAAGATTAGCTGGAATTGTAGTACCGAGAACCTTTATTCCAATGATGGTAAAGGTATGACATTTGACCAGCTATTCGATAAGCTGACAGCCAGAACACCTATTAAGGCTGTATTCTGCTTAGAGAAAGATTATGCAACAAAGGAAGATGAAGTACCCGAAGGTGGTTGGTTGCCTTCTACTACTGGCATATATTCTGGTAATGTTATTATAACAGCACTGGAAGCCAATGCACCTAATGGAGATAATGCAACATTTACAGCATCATTTGAAGGAGTAGGAGCACTTACAAAGGCTGCTGCTTAATATAGAGCCTTTATATCTCTAGGTTATGGAGGTGTAAAGGCTTTCTTTTTTTAAATACTTATTAATATGACAATTAAAGGACAAGACTACAAACTGAAATACACTCTTAGAGCCTTATTCATCTATGAACAAATTACAGGTAAGGCATTTGAGTTAAAGACTATCACAGATGAATATCTATTCTTCTACTGTGTTTTAATGGCTAATAATCCAGACCGTTCACTAACCTTTGAAGAACTGATAGAAGCCATAGATGAAGATATGGGTATTATGCTAGAGTTCCAGAACTTCTTAAAGAAAGAACTGGAGAAGCAATAGCTATTCATTACTAATAATACAGATGCTAAAAAAAAGTCCTAACCACTAAGGAGATATATTCAACCTTAGTAATGGAAGGTGGACTAGACCCAGAATATGTATTAGACAAGATGCAGATGTATGAACTAGAGCCATTAATAAGCAACTTACATAAGAAGGACAGGAATAGCTGGGAACAGGCTAGAATGGTGGCTTATGTTGTAGCACAATGCAACAGTACTAAGAAGTTAAAGCCTACTGATATAATGCAGTTTAGTTGGGATAATGATACTACAGGGGAAACATCTATTAGTAATGAAGATATAAAGAGATTACAGGAAAAGGCTAAACAATATACAACACATAATTAAATATGGCTGATTTAGTTACTAGGCTATTACTTAATAGTAGCCAATTTGATAACAATATACGAAAATCCACATAGCAGGTGCAGTCATTCCAAAATGCAGGCAAAAATATTACTGCTACTATTGGAAAGTTTGCTGGTGTTTTAGGTGTGGCTATGACTGCTGGAGAAGCATTTAATAAAGTACTTAATTCCAGTCAGACTTTAGGAGATATGACGGCCAGTAATATGGCTGCTTTAAAAACTTCTGTAGATGAGTTCTTTTATAGCTTGGGAAGTGGCAATCTATCTAACTTTCTTACTGGTCTGGGAGATATAATAGACAAGGCTAAGGAAGCTTATGCTGCATTAGACCAGTTAGGAAACACGCAAATTAGTTATGGTGTATTCAGTGCTAAAAACCAGTCGGAAATAGCGGATGCACAATACACAGCAAAGAATAAGTTTGCACCTGCTGACCAAAGGAATGCTGCATTTGCACAATGGAAAGCAGCTTTAGATTCGCAGGCACAGAACAATGTAGCACTTCAACAAGATTTGTTAAGCTATGCTGCTAAAGCAGTAGAAGCTAAATCCGTACAAGGTGTAAAGGTTACTTTGGATGATATGCTTAGAGCCTTTCAGACTGATTTACAACCTTTGAATAGGGATAAGGCTAAAGAAACTGCCAAAAGAGTTTATAATGCGCATAAAGCATATTCTAATGCACCAGGCAGAACTAAAGAAGAAATTGAAGCGGATGTCGAAGCCAGAAAGCAACATCTTATTACTCATACTATGCTAGAAAAGTATAGTGATGATGAATTAAAGGATATAGCTGCAAAGATTCAGCAGTATTACCAGTTAAATTCAGCATTAAAGAGTACAGCCAGAGAATATAATGAAACTGCCAATGAATATAATAATAGTATGGCTAAGATGGAAGGTTTTAAGCCAGTAGAATCATTGGAAGGATTTAAAGTATTCACTGGAACTAATAAGACAGAAGTAAAGTTACCCGTAAAGCCTGTTATTCCTGCTGGTTCATTAGCAGAACTGGATGCACAGATAGCAGCAGTAAGGAAAGAATTAAACTTAGCTATTAGTAATGAGGATAGGATAAGAATCAATGCTGAACTAGATGCACTTACAGCACAAAAGAGGGTGATAGAGTTTCTGTATAAATATCCTAATGCACCTACAGGTAAGTTAGATGGCAAACCTGCTAGTTTGGCTGGTATGGCGAGTAAACCAGAAATACCTACTTCACTTCCTAAGTTTAATAATCCTATTACCAATAAGAATGTCAAACTGAATAATGAATATGCACAAAGTTTAGGTGCTATAGCTTCTGTTATGGGTTCTGTAACCAATATGACTAATGACGGTGCAGCAGCTTGGTTAAGTTGGGGTGCTAATTTGCTTAGTGCTGTAGCAGTAGCTATTCCACAAATTGTAGCTTTAACTACTGCCAAGAAAGGTGAAGCTATTGCCAGTGGTGTAGCCAGTGCAGCAGAAACACCCTTAATAGGATGGTTATTGGCAGGTGCAGCAGCAGCGGCTGTAGTAGCAGCTTTGGCTAGTATTCCTTCCTTTAGTACTGGTGGTATATTCGCTGGTAATAGTACTATTGGAGATATGAACCTAGCTAGGGTAAATGCTGGTGAAATGATTCTTAATAACAGACAGCAAAGGAATCTGTTTAACCTGCTTAATGGTAATGGGGTTATGGGTTCTGCTGGCGGTGGTCAGGTAGAGTTTAAGATTAAAGGTAAGGAACTGGTAGGAGTTCTAGCCAATTACAATAACAAAACAGCTAAGGTAAGATGAAATATACAGCACAATTCTATGATATAAATGAGAAGCTATATACATTGGAAATAGGTTCTGGAGAAGTGCAGAACATTACTTTATCTGCTACACCATTCATAACCGAGTTAGAAACTTCTGATTCACATCTATATAAGCCTTGCAAGTATAGTAGCGCTACTATAGGAATGATTACAGATGATTATAAGTTTGATTTGTATAGTAGTACAGCACAACAGAATAAGGTAGTTCTTAGTAATGCTGATGGTATTGTATGGGTTGGGTATGTAACACCCAATCTATACAGCCAAGGCTATGAGAATGAATTAGAAGAAATAGAGGTAGAAGCCATAGATGCACTTAGCACATTACAATATTATAAATACACCACTATAGGCGGTAAGAAGAATATAGTTTCATTTACCCAGATTATAAACCATCTGCTTAGTAAATGTAATGCTTATAGTTCTTTCTATATTTCAGATAATACACAATTAAATGCTACATCTGACTTTTGTTTACCTAGTAAGATGTATATCAGTGAGCAGAACTTCTTTGATGAAGATGATGAACCTATGACTATGCAGGAAGTTCTGGAAGAAGTTTGTAAATACCTTAATGTAACTGCTGTAGCTGATGGTAATAAGGTTTACTTTTTGGATTATGATGCTATTAAAAATGGAATCAATACTTACTATAAGTTTACCATTGGTAGTACAGCATCCACTAAGGTAACATTACAGCAGTCTAAGGAAATAGAAGCCAGTGATTATGCTGAAAATGGTGGTCAGTTATCCTTAGATAATGTATATAATAAGGTTACTGTTAAAGACAGTCTATACAGCTTTGATAGCATTATACCTAGTATCTGGGATGAGAACTATTTAACTAACTATGGTGGTAGCTGGTCTTATGTGCAGGAGGTAAATGAAGATGGTAAAGGTGGTATGCACAAATGTTTCTTTAAGTATCTAAAGAACAGCAACTATAAATGCTACTATTACAATAAGGCTACATTAGCACAAGTATCAGCACCTTCTACTATTAACTATGCTACTACACAGAACTATGTAGGTGCTACTATCTGTAAAGCCTTCTTTGATAAGGTTACTGATTTTAATAAGAAGTACAATAATATTAATTTTACAGACTATGTACTGTTACACGTTCATAATACTTATGATGGTAAACTAAGACCATTGTTTGAACTGGAAGTAAATGATAATAATGTTAGCTTCATTGGTGGTTCTACCTATCTGATTATTAAGGGTAATTTCCTATTTATGGATAGGGAAGGTGAGATGTATATAATGCAGGGGTATAGTAACAAGAATGATGACTTCAACCCAGATAATCTTTACATAGACTGTAAGTTAAAGTATGGTAGTATGTACTGGAATGGTTCTAGGTGGACTACTACAGATAGTACATTCAAATTATACTTTGATAATCAAGGACAGTCAGACCATTGTATTAACAGGATATTCCCAGTTAAAAATAACATTACTTGGAATATGGGGATAGATGGTGAAGGTTATGCTATTCCGATGCCTAATACTAATGAAGTAATTACTGGCAAACCTACATTTACTTTATACCATCCACACAAAGTAGATAATAGCTATAGATGTGATGCTGTTTGGTTATCTGACTTCGATATACAGGCTAAAGTTCAGAACTTCCAGAAGGAAGAAGAAAAGGATTCTGATACTGAATACAGTAACATCATAAACGAGGACTTTGTAAATGAGATGGATTCAGAAGATTTTGCTATATGTACTTGGGATAATAAGGAATGTAACTACAGTGCAGTTTGCTATAGTGCTGATAGTACTAGCTTTACTTATCTGGATAACGTATATAATAAGGCTACTAAGCAGATGTATAGACTGGAAGAACATCTTATATATAGGCTAGTAACACAATATAGTACACCTTCTGCTATTCTGAATCTGAACCTACAGAACAAGTTTAAAGTATATGCTACTATGACTGATAACCATCTTCCAAATAAAACCTTTATAGTGGATAGCATTACTACAGATTATAGATTATGTAAGCAGGAAATACGGTTAATAGAGAAGAAGTAATATGCAATTTATAAGGACAAACATAAATAAGACCTATCGTAATGGTGAACTTAATGTAAGTAATGTAGCTGTTACTAATGTTGGCGGTGGTGGGGGAAGTTCTTCTTTAAGTGGGAACTTTCTACCTGCTGTTAATAATGGTGATGGTTCTTATACTGTAGATTTATCAAAGGTAGTGTTTACTGGAAACTTAATTGGTGAAGGTGAAATTACTGCTTATGGTCAAGGTTCTACAGGTGGTGGAAGCACTTCTACAGGTTCAGTTACTATTTATGATGGTTTGGATTCTGTAGCTGTAGATGCTGCTTTATCAGCCAATCAAGGTAGGATATTAAGAGAGATGATATTAGAAGCTGGAACTGGCGGTAGTACACTATTATCTAAATTGGAAGATGTAACGCTAACCAATCTGGCAGACGGACAGATATTAAAGTATGATGCAGCTTCTAAGAAATGGGTTAATGGTGATGGTACTAAGGTTACTTGGACTAATATAGAAGGTAAACCAGCAGCACTTACAGATGCTAATATAGCTAAGTGGAATGAGAACAACCACACACATACTAATAAGATTACATTAGATAAGATAACAGAAGCCAATCTTACTAACTGGAATGACGCTAATAGTAAGAAGCATACACATTCTAATAAGTCTGTGTTAGATGGAATAACATCTGCTAAGGTTACTAACTGGGATGGTGTAGTTGTTAACTGGAATAAAGCTTTTTACTTTGATAGTGCAGGTGATTTAAGAGCAAAAGTTAATGTAATAGGCGAGAAAGAAATTAGTGCTTATGGTGCTGGAACTACTTCGGGTGCTGGAACTGTAACTATAGTGGATGCACTTACCAGTACAGCTACTGACTGTGCTTTAAGTGCTAATATGGGTAGAATCCTTAAAGATATGATAGATTCTAAAGGTAGTGTTTCTAGCTGGGAAGATATAACCGATAAACCTAGTTGGATAACATCTACAAAACCTTCTTATAGTTGGAATGAGATTACTAGTAAACCTAGCACCTTTACACCTTCTGAACATACACATAATTATGCCAGTTTGGTTAAGGTAGGTAATACTGCTTATAATGCTGCTAGCAATGTTATTAGTTTACCTGCTTATCCTACTTTATCTAGTTTGGGTGCAGTTAGTTCTACAGACTTTAACGCACATATAGGTAACACTACATTACATATTACTAGTACTGAAAGAACCAACTGGAATGATGCCAACAGCAAGAAGCATACACATTCTAATAAGTCTGTACTGGATGGAATAAGTACTTCACTGGTTACAAATTGGAATAATGCTTACACTAATAATCATACACACAGTAATAAGTCTGTATTGGATGGCATAACTAGTACTAAAGTATCTAACTGGGATGGTGTAGTAACTAATTGGAATAAAGCTTTTTACTTTGATTCCAATGGAGATTTGAAGGTTAAAGTAAATGTTATCGGTGAGAAGGAAGTTTCAGCCTATGGTGCAGGTGCTTCTGGTGGAAGTGGTGGTATTACTATAGTAGATGCTTTAACCAGTACGGCTACAGATGCAGCACTTTCAGCCAATCAAGGTAGGATTCTAAGGGAATTGATTGATTCTAAGAGTAACGTTACTAATTGGGCAGACTTGGAAGGAAAGCCAAGCTGGATAGGTGCTAATAAGCCTTCATATACTTGGGATGAAATAGGTAGTAAACCATCTACATTTACACCTAGTTCACATACTCACAATTACGCTAGTACAGTTAAAGTAGGTTCAACAAGCTATAATATAAGTGGAAATACTATCAGCTTACCAGCATATCCTACAGTACCTTCTACCTTAAAGAATCCTAATGCACTTACTATTAGCTTGAATGGTACTTCACAGGGTGCTTATGATGGTAGTGCTGCAAAGAGTTTCAATATAACAGCAGCTAGTGTAGGTGCAGCAGCCGGTTCGCATAGTCATTCAATTAGTAATGTTAGTGGTTTACAAGATGCCTTAAATGGTAAAGCGGCTAGTAGCCATAATCATAATAGCAGTTATGTATCTGCTTTAGGAACTAATGGCAATTACCTTACTTGGACAAAAAATGGTACTACTAATAATATTACAGTTCCATACGCTAGTAATTCAGACAAGTTAGATGGAATGAACCATACTGATTTTGAGAGTTATAAACTTGTAACAATAGATGCCTCTGGTTTGAATAATAATACTTGGTATCCTGTAACTATGGTTATTGGAAACTCACAACAAACAAGAATCAGAATCGAAGGTAATACTAATGCTAATGCTACTTGGAATAGTAGAAGTGATAAATATATGGCTCTAATACTGGACTATACAGTTAATGGTTCACAATGGGGCTGGACTCAAGTAGTAAGAACTATACACGCTTATCAAGAGGGGACTGGAACATCTAGCTGTTTAAGAGGATTGGGACAACTAACAAATTCTTCTACAGAATATGTATATGTTAGAGGTGGGGCAAAATATAACTTTTATGTTAGTAGATTTATAACGCCTACTTTGAGAACATCTACATATACTACTAGTAGTCAATCTGTAGCACCTGCTACATCTGCACCAGCAGCTATAAGTAGAAATGTGGCATATATTTCTGATACAGTAGCAGCAGCTAATAAGGTTACTAATTCTATATCATTTGCAGCAGGTTCATTTGGTACTAAGTCCTATAATGGTAGTGCAGCAGTAACAGTAAATGTACCAACACATACCAGCCATTTGACTAATAATAGTGGATTTATTACAAGTAGTGCCACTGTAGCAGCAGCCAATAAGGTTACTAATACATTAACCTTTACAGGCTATCAATCCAAGTCATTTAATGGTAGTGCAGCAGTCAGTGTAGCTATACCAAACAACACTAATCAGTTAACCAATGGTGCAGGATTCATTACTAGTAGTGCTAGTATCAGTGGTAATGCTGGTAGTGCTACAAAGCTACAAACAGCTAGAACTATTAATGGTACTTCATTTAATGGTACTGCTAACATTACTACGGCAAATTGGGGTACTACTAGAAGTATTTATATCCAAGATGCTACAGCTACTAATACCAGTTCGGCAGTTAGTGTAAACGGTGGTGGTAATGCTTATTTGAAATTACCAACTAACATTAAAGTCGGTACACTTACAGCTACAGGTGAAGTGACTGCTTATTCTGATATTAGGCTTAAAACAGACATTCAGCCATTAGAGAATAGGGGTTACATTAAACCTGTTACATATAAGAAGGATGATAAGGATAGTATAGGATTCATAGCACAAGAAGTAAGGGAACTATATCCAGAACTAGTTATAGAAGATAATACAGAAGATAAATATCTATCTGTCAATTATGCACAATATGTAGCAGTATTACAAGCACAGATAATAGAATTAAATAACAGAGTTAAACAGTTAGAGAAATGGCATTATCAAGTACAGGAATAACAACAAGTCTGGTAGGAAATGCAATAGGGAGCAGCAGCAGGAATGTTGGTGCTCTATGCAGTTCCCCACTTATAAATGAGTGGTCTAAATGGAAACCTATATCAAGTAATGTAGGTACAATGACAATAGCGGAATTGAAGGACAAGAATTATGGTATAAGCATACTGTCAGCCCATAATCTCACTTCATTAGTAAGTGCTATTAAGGATAATAGTAATCTAGGATATAAGTATAATAAACCTACTGGTGGTCCTTATAGATTGGGTGACTTTAGAAACTATGAACATAATGCAGCTATGCCTTTGTATGCTACTTATAAAGATGATGAAGTACAGAATATAGGCGGTGTAACTTCTAGTAATCACGCTTCTTATGAAAAGCCACTAGCAGGTATAGAATCCATTACACCAGGGGGCGATACTTCTAGTTTAGCTTATCTTACTAAAGATGATATATATGTAGTATATGATACTAATGGGAGTAAGTTGAACCTTCATAGAGGTGCTTTAGTGACAGATGGTTCTAAATCTTATTGGTATAGTGAGAAGTTGTACTGGTGGACTACACAGATGCAACAGTTTGCAGGTAAGACAGTACAAGTATATGAGTTTTTAACTAATGCCGTTAATACACCTACTTCACCATATACAGGTAATGCTAATGATAGATTCTTAGCCTTACCTATGCCAGTGGCATCTATACAAGTTAAGGCAGATGTAGTAGCAGGAAGTCAGAAGGTGAAAATTATCTTTAAGGCACAGCAAAGAGAAAGTAATACTAAGTACTATGATTGGGAACTACAATTTAGTGCAGTAGGTTCTACTTATAGAGGTGGTACAATTAATAATATTAAAGTTAAGTTATGTAAGGATAACAAAGGTATCAATCAAATTGCTACTGCTAGTGAATTACCTTCATCTTTGACAGTTAATAATGAAACCACTTCACGGAAATATACTGGTTCACTTTATAATAATAGCACATCTTCTTTTTGCTGGCTATGTTTATGGTTTGATAACCAGCTACAGAGTTCTATACAGGCATTTATTCCAATGCCAGACCCATTTTTATCATAGATTAATTAATAACACATTTAAATTTTAAAAATATGACTACAACTATCAAAATGCAGAACACAAATTACAGTGTAGTAACAGATAATGGAACAATGAAGTTAGAAGGTACATTCAATATTGATATGAATGGAAAGATGAACTATAATGTTAGTATCTACCTTATTGAAGATATGAAATATATTGGTGATGCTAACTACTATGAACTGGATGGGGGATTATTTAATTATAACTATAATCTTCCAGCAGCTAATAAGGCTGATGTAATTGCATTAGTAGATACATCTATTCAAGAAATTAAAGTTAAACAATCAGCATAATGATAAAAAAAGATAAGCTAAACTTACAATTAATATCAGCAGCAGTATTAGTAATAGTAGGCTGTGGTTTATTAATTGGAGGGTTCTGTGTAACACCATTAGGAATAATAGATAGCAGCGTACTTATTTCTTTTGGTGAAACTTGTACCTTTGCTGGTGCCTTGTTTGGTGTAGATTATCATTATAGAGTAAGAAAGTAATATATAGCCTGTAGTCCTTCATTGGGTTACAGGCTATGTTGTTACTGCATCCTCTTTTTATTTACTAACTTAGATTAAATAAAATCTTCTTTTT